CTGCCACATATCAACCCCCTAGTGCTGCACTGGCTATCACGAAGATTGCGTAAGAGCCAATGAGTCCAAGACAACCAGCGACTATAATGCTTGCATACTGCCAGCGTTGGTTAATCTTTTTGATTCTTTCGTTACGCTCTAACAACCTAGCCTTACGAGCTTCTGCTTGAAACTTAACGAAGTCATCCCATAGACCTGCTCGACCGTGATACTGCATCAATTCTCTTAGCTCGTCTTCGGCTTGTTTGATCTGTTCCAGTGCTGCAAACTCTTCAGCGTCACTCGTAAAGCCATTCTTTTTTGCTTGCCGTAACTTAAGGTCTTCTTTGGCTGTAGTCATCTGACCGATGAAACCAAAGCAATCGGTTAAGTCTTTACCGTTTGCTACGAACTCTTTAACTACTGAGTAGGCGGCATTGAACGCGGCAAGCTCTGCTATCACTTGTCAGCCTTGGTATCGAGCTTCTTATCTATTGCATCTAGCTTGTTAAACAGCCGATCCATATCAGCCTTGAAGTCTTCACGCTTTACGTATTCACCAGCCACTAGAACCTCGATGCGGTTAACCTTTTCAATCAACTGATCGTCAGCCTTTTGCAGTTCTTTTACCGCGTCCCAGATGACTTTCAGGATCCAACCGAACGCTGAACCCACTACCGCAATCAAAGCATTGATTAGACCCTGTTCCATGATAACTCCTTACAAGAAAACGCGACTCGGTGAATTAGGCACAACGCCGTATAACGCATCCAGCGCTTCGACAGTTTCACGCATAGCATCGCCAACAAGACGAACGTTAACGTGCCAGCCGTCCACTGGTGCTGTCTCAGGGTATTCATTGCCCTCAGCGTCAGTCAGTGTATTACCCGTTGGTTCATGGATAACACCAACCACGTCAATGGCGTAGTCGTGAGTGTGTGTAACCAAGTATTTTTCACCGTCAGCCACCTGAGTCGATTCACCAGTTTCTTCATCTACAACAGTTATATAATCCTGTTTGTAAAAATCCGAAAACACCTGAGGTAAATCATTTTCAGAATTTAAACGTATAAAAAAATCAACTTTTGGTGCTTCAATTACTTCTTCAATTACTTGTTCCATTATGCCGCTCGTCCATGGTTGGGGTGATAGCCTAATAATTCTTCAGCAAACTGTCTTGCCTCAACAGCTATATTGAAATCTTTAAAAAAACCTATGCTAATTCGTTTGTTTTTATTATATATGTATGCAAACCATTTTTTTGTGCTTTTATCGAAACTAACGCCAACCACTCCGCTTGTGTTTGTTTTTGGCTTCTTCATGTTCCTATTGTTTTCTTCGCGAGACACTGACCGCAGGTTGCACAGACGATTATCTGTTTTATCGCCGTTAATATGATCAATAAACTCAGGAAACTCACCATAAGAAATAGCCCACGCAACTTGATGAGCGCGCATCTGCTTTTTAAACATATTGCTGTATAGATATCCACGGCTATCCACTGTATTAAAAGCTGGCTTTCCTGCAAACCTAGTGTTGAATAATTTTCTAAACTTTTCTCGCGGCTCAACATCGCTTTCCCGTACTTTCCAGATTAAGCTTCCAGTTTTTGGATTGTAATCAACAGACTTTCGCAAAAGGTCTGGTGTCAATTCCTTAAACCTCATAAGGTTAGCTCCTGTAGCTGTGCGTTAGTCAGGCGACGTGGGTAGTATTTGATTGACTTGATGTGGCCGTTGAGTTGGCTTCCACCATTAGTGCTTACGCCAATATTTAATACCGCACTGATGTTTGGTATGCTTGCGCTTGTATCGCTTGCTATAGTCCCACCATCTACTACTGATGAGATATCATTTTGTTTAAAGCCTGACGCAAAAGAAAACTCAGTATTATCTGAGATGCTGTCAATAGTATTAAACTTAGCTTGATCTACTCCACCATCCCGAATAAATGTTCTTACTTTGCTTACCGATGTATAAAACTGAATTGAATCGCTTGCCCCTGAACCGAAAGCCGCAAACCAAACTAAAGAGCTAGCGTCATACGGAGTTGCTTTTAACGCGAACGTCCCCTCATCCTGCCGATAACCAAACCCACTCGTCGCTATACTCGCAACATCTGCCGAGCGTGTAGCGGTTGAGCCGCTTGTGGGGATGTAGCTTGTGGGGAATGAGCCTGCTTCAGCCTGTGGGCCCCAGATGTAAACACCTGACACACCATCACCAGCAAAGGTTTCTGCCCCTAAGTCATTTAATAACTGAATCCACGGAACCCCGCTTGCATCTGTATCTGTGTCAGTAATTGATATTCTGTACCAACCGTTACCGACATCAGTTATTGAATACGCTTCTGGTGTTGTAGTTCCAATTAATGAACCATCAGTAAGGTCTACAACGATTGACTCACCGTTACCAGTGTCGTGTCTTATTGCTATTGTGGTGTATTCTGCGGCTTTTGCATAAACGCTAAAGGTATATTGAGCATTACCAAGTCCAGCAGAAAAGTAAAGTCTTTGCTGGTCTGAGTTTGTAGAAGCATAAGCCTTTACTGCGGTATTTGTTCCATCTGGTGCAATTCCAGCATTTAGCTGTAAATATCTCAAGCCACTTGAGCTAATCCCAGAAAATGTCGTTTCACCCCAACCAGAAGTAAAATCGCTGTATGAAATTGAGTTAGTCCTACTTTCCTCCACCAACAGCCCCAACAGGCTGCCGTCTGCATCATACTCGATACGCGGTATGTTGTTAGGATGGTTGAATAGGACTAGGTCGCCGTCCGAGGTGTCGAAGGTGACTTCTTTTACTGATACGTTGTCGAAGTTTGACGAATGTCCGTCAACATTAGCTTGCAAACCAATTCGAACGTAAGTAGTGGTGGTTAGTGCAACAAAATTAACAACAATAGTTTTATCTTGAGCAATATTTAATTCCTCATAAATTTGGTCGCCGTTCCACGTTGTGCCAATTCTGACACGAGCAGGATCACCAGTATAATTTACATCAATAGAATATTGATAAACCTTGCCCACTTCGGTTTGTAATTCTTGAAACGCAAAACCATACACAGCTCCATCATTTGTAATAACTATTTCACCATTATTGACCGATAAAATGGCATTACTAGAAGTCCAACCCGTTGTATCACTATCAAAAGTCCCATTCGTAACCAACTCAGCCCCATACTTAACACGCCTTAAAGCGGTGCCACTACTCGCACGGGTGAAGTCGATTAGGTCTTGTGCTTTACCGTATGTTCTAGCCATTAGACTGTCAGACCTCCGTTAGTAAATGATGATGGCTGCCCGTCAAAGGTTAGACTCAATGACGGCTCCGTTGATGGTTTGGTGGCTTCAGCAATGCCAGTGTCGCCTATGTCTCGATCCCAGATGCGGAATTCAGATACCGTACCCATGTAGTCAGTGGCAATCGTAAGATTAGTAGCTGATAAATCAGGCAAGGCTGTTGGTGTTGTGTTGGCTGTCAGTGCTACGCCATCTACCGCGCCATTGATAAAGGTTGAGCCATTACGTGATGCGATGTTAAATGGCACATTAATATCTGGGGCGTAGTCACTACCCGCTCCTATAGACTGATCAGCTACCCCCGCAATTTCTTGTGTAAACTGTACCTGCCCAGTCAATGCACCGGCATTATAGATGTCTGCAACAATCCTGTTATCCAGATCTTTTTGCCATGAAAAAATCTTTACATCATACCCACCCTCATCCGCATAATTTATCTCACCAGCCATCGCAATGGACACAGACAATGGGTTGATCTCGCGGACGGAAATGTTGTCGATGGAGCCACTAAAGTTATTGCCATAAATGTAAAGCAATCCAGAAGTGGTTGATGGAATTAAAATAGTGGAGTATCTACCTGAACTTGTTATGTTTGCTCCGAAAGTAGAACCAATTTCAGCCCTGAGATATGTGCCTCCCGTCATTATGACATCAAACTCAATAAGCAAAATCTTGCCTTGTTGGTTGCTTATGTTTTGATTGATGTTTACGCTTGATGAAACAGCAGTAGCGACACCACCACTAATAGACCATCCAGTACCTAACGTCCAATCACTATCCGTATCAAACGTCCCATTAGTTACAAGCTCATCACCAATATAAGTCGGCTCAGGCCATGGCAGATTAGCGTATGGGACTGTGACTGTCTCAGCGGCTCGGGTTACACTAGAACCGTTGGTGGGAATTAGCGATGAAGGCGTTGACCCAAGCTCAAGCTGTGCTTGATGTACATAAACACCTGAAACACCATCTGCGGCAAAAGTTGGAACCCTTCCGTCTGTAAGGCTTTGAATAAATCCGATTCCAGACGAGCCCGTAGCGGTAGCATCAGCAGGAAAAGTACAAGAACACCTAAACCAACCATTACCTTCGTCTTTTATTGTAGCCGTAGCGGTTGCTGATGTGTTGCCAACTACACCGTCTTGCAAATCAAAGTTTGCATAATCGTCAGCAGAATAAGCGCCACCTACAACAATTTGTATGTATCTATACCCATTTTGTTTAAGGTAAAAAGAAAACGTATAACTATTACCTGATGTTAGGGAAAATTGCTGAGCTACATAATGACTGCTCAATGCTGTAGTAGGTATTAAGGCATATCCCGATGTTTCCCCATCTAATCCCGTTGTTGATGCTGAAGTTGGCCGAGTTACCTCATTAGAAAAACTCCACGCTGATTGTGTAGGATCGTTGCTATATAACCACAAGTTAGTCCTTGGCTCAGACTCAACCAGTATCCCCTTATTAACCCACTGGTCACCGTTGTACTTATGATGCCCACGGCGAGGTAGGTAGACTGCTAAGGATGTTGTAGGTACGTATGAGTCACCACGGTCAGGGTTGTTTACCATGCCGCCGAGGTCGGAGCGGTATAGGTGGGCGCCCCAGATGTAAATGCCTGAAGCGCCATCGCCAGTGTAAAGTATTTCAGAACCTACAACGCCGCCATCTGATGGCATAGGGTGAATTTGAACCAAATTTCTTTGGCGATCATCATAAGTGATTGAGCATAAATACCACCCTTCGCCAACGCTTTGAATTTGTGCAAAATCTATGCCGGTCCCAGTAGAACCTACGGTTCCAGATGCAAGATTAAAGATAACGCCGCCAGCGTCCCAACTTCCCCCAATGTTAGTGCGAAGCATGACGTAATCATACTCGCCTGCTTTAACGTAAACACTAAAAGTTTCTTGATTAGAAACAATGGCGATTGTCTGTTGGGTAGAATGCTCCACACTTGAAGTTGCGCTGGCAATTATTTTATCAGCCGTGGTCGCCCCATCAGGAGCAACAATTACATTGTTTTCAACAGTGGCATTTGTCTTAACCCAAGCCGCATTATCAAACTGCTCACTATACGTCAGAAGATTATGCGGAGCCCACTTAATCAGCCCATCACTATCCACCATAGTCGCATTGCCGTTACGGGTGAAGGTAAAGGCATCGTTTAGGGATTTGGATGATCCGTTGGTTAGGTAATAATTATCCTCAAAGTTAAACAGTAGTTTAGGATACTGACCGTTAACACCTGCTTCACGCAGTGCCTGATTAATGCGGTTAGGTGACCGCTGGACATTAATACCAATATTAACTGCCATTAGTTAGATTCCTTTGGCTGATTCTGCAAGGCACCATCAACACTGGTCGCCTCAATTAATGACACGCTTAAGCCGCCCTGCGGTGTTAACGATACGCCTCGCGTCACAAACGAAACAGTACCTGCAATCGTAGACCCTTGCTCGATATTGATCGAGTAAGCGGTGCGCGTTGGCGAGCTAACACTAATCATGCGAAATATCCTCGAGGATGATCACGCTGAATGTCTCGGTGCTGAACACCTCACCAGAACTATCGGTGAACTCGATGTCGCACGAGTGAGTTCCAGCGCTCCACGTATCCGTCTGCGCCGCAGTAGCCGATAAGACAAACACACCGTTTGAGCTATCAGTTAGGGTCACAGTCAAGGCCGAGATCAGCGTATCGTTTTGGCGTATGTGAGCGCGGATTGACCAGTCGGTGATATCAGCAACGACGCCGCCCTCAGTGAGCGTAATCACCCACTCAAGGGTATCGCCTTGCTTGTGAGTGATACTTGCCATTTACACCACCAGTGCGCTGATGCCAGTTGCGGTAGTACCTGTAGACTTAACGCGCTTAACAGAACAAGTCAGCGTGTGAAAATCAGGTACGGTCACAGTTCGCTCGTTTCCGTCTTTATTCAAAAATACGACATCACCGCCAGTCTCAACATATAGCCCAATAGCGATATTCCCTGCGCCTACGTTGTCCGTAGAATCATTCGGGGTAACAGGCACCATGTCATAGACCAAACCAGATTGATTCGGTGAATTAGTGTATACGAATGGGTTAGCCATAACAGCCTCCTATAGAATTGTGTTGATTATACCATCTTATGCTGGATCAATGAATGCGTATTTTTTGACCTCGTCACCCATCCTGATTTGCATGAAAAATGTATAAATATCCTGACCCGCCATATCAGCTTTGAGTCGATCAACTTCTGCTTGGGCGTCTTGAGCGCCGACCACTTCAGATACGACCACTTCTTCCATGTTTGCGGTTATATAGCCAATCTCAATCATGCGATATTCTCGATAGTTCCACCAAACCCATTAAGCTGGCCAGTTATACCGCTATACGATGCCGCAAACTGATAAGCCAGCCTAAACTCGGTTGCCGTGCTTGTTTTGCCAAACGTGATGCTAAGGTTTCGCTCGTCTCGCGTACTGTTATTGCCCAGCGTAACCACCTTAAATACAGACGTTGATTCGGGTGAAATCCATGTTCCTGAGCTAGTCCATACGTCTGGGTTGTAGTACATCGTATCGCCAGTAGTAAACAACGCCGTAGGATAGGCCGCGCCAATATAAGTTCGGTCATTTACCGAGTCGTAGTAAACATCCACAACACTAGCCGCGCCACTCGATCCGTTAGATGTGTCAGATACAGCGCCAGCCGAATCGAAAAGGTCAATTTTGTTGCCATCGACATACACTAGCTGTAAAAACATTCTCGGGTAAGAAACATGCGTAACCGTGCCTATTGTTACCGTAGATGCACCCTTGCTTTTCTTTTGCATAAACAAGTAAAGAAGCGGGGCAGATGGAAGCGAGTTTGAGTTTGACACGGTAAAGTTAACGCCTATATCTACTTTTTGACGCTTGTCTAAATTAAGCTCTGGCGCTGGCAACGAAAACGCCGTGCTGAATCCTGCAACATTAGATATAGATGCGTTTAGCTCAAGATACACTGGGTAAGTTTCTGTGACGTCACCAGTGATCTTGTCAACGGTCAAAGAATTGGTGGCGATTTGTTGTGCGGTAATAGATCCATCGACCACTAGATCACCAGATATCAAGCTCGACACCTGATTCCACGCCGATCCCGTGTACTGCCATGCGTACGTAACATCAACAGCGCCAGTCGTATCTCGAGTGATAACCGTGTCACCAGTGCGCGGGTTTCGTCCTGCCGCAGTCACAAACTCAGTTCCGCTGGGTGCCGCGTTATCGTCGGTCACAATGGTGAATAGGTCGTTAGCGTTAAGAACCTCGTTATCGCCAACAACTGTAGATCCCGAATCCTTGAGATCAGTCCCAATCGTAGCGCCTACCGTTGCATTGTCCGCAGGCTTATCGTCACCATCCACATCAGCCCAAGGGATTACGCCGACTGTGGCTGTGATGGTTGAATTGTCTTCGTTGGGGTTTCTATCTGATACAGCTGTCGCGTCTTCCCCTGTGGTGTAAGCCCTGGCGCGGACCCAGTACCATCTTTGATCCCCCACCGCCACTTGGTCTGCCACGGTCGTACTATCGTGGATAAACTGGGTGCCGTTCACGGTGCCTAGCAGCACACGATTATTCCAGTCAGAATCTGGTGACGCGAATACTTCGATGTACAGTATTCCGTCCATGTTTTCTGGGTTGTCCCAGTTTAGCGTAATGTTCTTAAGCCCGGCTGTGGCCTGCAGGTTTTGCGGATCAGCAACGCCACGAAATCCTTCGACAATAGTTCCGCTTGACGTAATAGTTGAATATTCTGCGGTGGCTGGATCTGCATATGCGGCTTCATTGTCTTCACGCAAAGTCAAGCTAATACCACCATCACCTGAGTCGCTTAGCGTCCAAGCTAGGCACATGAAAACCTTGTTTGACCAGTTGAACTCATCCAGTGTCAGGCTGACTCGATCTCCGACCGCGACCTCCATCCCTTTAAGATTGACAGGTAGTGTGACAACCTTTTGCTGGTCTGATTGCTTGATTAGTTTATAAGCAATGCGCTGCGCCATGTACCGATCATTCGTCATGGGCAGTTGAACTTCCTTGGTTAGAATCTCGCCATTATCGCGGTCCCTTGCTGAGTCAAGATAGACCTCGGGAAACTCGGTGGCCTTGTGATTCTGGGTTGGGTCAATAAACGTACCGTTAACAGTGTTAAAGCGGTCTGAGCGCTCCACAGATGTTTTCACCGACACGGCACCCATAAGGCTGTCTTCATCCAAAGAAACCGTTGGCTCCTCGTACACACCAGCCCGGATCACAAATTGACCATTGGTGTAAGTCAGCATGCCGTTCATTGCTGACAGTATTTTATTGATATTGGTCTTATGGGTGTCAGTAGCAAATAAGACGCCATTACAGGTAAAGCGCTTTTGATTGCCGCCAGGGGTTGTGTATGCGCCCATAACCAGTGCATCGCAAGCATCAGCGGCAGTTGACACCGAGTCCCAATCAATACGGCTTGAACTAATTGACATACCAAATTTGGTATTGGTCAGATAGTCAGCCAGGCATAATGCCGGGTTATCGCTCCAGGCAGTAGTGGCTGTTCTAGGATCATAAACCTTGCGACCCTTAACTAGCGCCTTAATTGCTTGCGGCGTGTACTTGTCCCAGGTTGCCTGGCTGTCGTCTTTCATCAGCCAGTGTGTTGATATGTAAGCCAGCCCAGTGCCTTTATGGTTTGCTGTATACGAACCAAATGCAGTGACTAGGTCTGCGTCAGCTGTTTGACCCGAAGCGCCTAAATGTTTATTGATCTTGCAGATGTTGTAGCCAAAATCTATGCCATCTTGATCGTTAAACTGGTTGCCACCCGTTGGACCAAAAATCCCTGACGTGACAAATCCATTGCCGTCAATATTGCTGCTTGATATCACTTCATTATCAAAGTGGATATCTGTAATTGCCTCAACCTCGTGCCCAGCCAAGACAACGGCATGCGCCATAACGCGGTTCTTTGATCCGTATACACCGACAAAGGATATCGGCCCGGATACCAGCGCTTCGCCATAGATGATCTTCTGTGGCTCAATGGTGCTTCTGACGGTGCGCTGCCGAGATGCGTCTGTATCCATCTTTGGCATTTCGTACAAGTTGGAGATAAGCTTGTTGGCAATGGTGGCGCCCGCCACGATGGCGGTAACACCAGCAATAAAACCAACGGCTGTTGTCGTAATGGCAACTGCGCCAAAGGTAATAGCGGATGTCGCCGCTATGCCAACCGCCGCAATTAAGTTATAAGCTATTGTTAATGCCGCCATAAATTCCAACCCGTTACAAGATATTTTTCGGATACTTCTGCGAGACCCTTTTTGGTCACGCAAACAATATTGTCGCCGTACCTAATCCCCATTAGCTCGCCAATAATTGGCACCTTAACAAGGCATGGGTCACCTTGTTCTGGATAGCGTCTTGTCTTGAAGATGCTATCCATAAGCGGCTCAAAACCGCCGTACAGCCCAATAATATCATAGGCCGACTTCTCGCTCGAATAGGTAATAAATCGCTTGTAGTCGCGTCCTGTTAGCTCAGACGCCATATGGGCGACAAACGCGCAACAATCAGAATCCCCATACTTGAAGTCGCGCCGCTTCCAGGTGAGTAGCGCGCGTTGAACATCAATACGTGAAATTGGGGATGCTAATAATTGTGTCGTCACGTCCGCCGCCAGTAAGATTTTCAGACTTGTTGCTTTTCCACAGAATCTTAACGCCTTCTATGTCCTTCAAGAACTCAAAGAACAGGTCACTTGAATCCGTTTTCTGCTGCTGCGCATGGGTGTACTTTAGGTTGGATGATCGGTCAAACTTGGCCAGCTCAGATTCACAAGTAATTGTTATCGCGTCGCCGTTTGAAGATCCTGCGGTTATGGTCATTACATCCATAAAGCCAGACCAGACCTGCACCGGTGTATCTATGAGCGCATCGTCTTCATTGAGCGCACCAAGATAGATAGTAACGTCTCGCATGAAGTAGTCTTCGGTCAACGCGGCAGCAGACATTGTTGGGTCTAAGGCGGACAAAGTTAAGCTAATAGAATAAGGACTAACCTCAGCGCCTTCTTGTATGGATGAGATTGATCCAAAACTGCCAACACCAAGCCAGTCATGGCCGCCCCAAGTATAGGTACCAATGCCGTCGTGAGCGTAAGCGGTGCCTGATGCAAAGTCCATTTCGGCAAACATTATAATCTTTACGGTCTGCTCAGTTAATGCATTCTTCAGGGAGGTGGAGAAGCTTCGACTCATGCCAATACATCCTCAATCGCTTCAATCGTAATGTTAGACACGTACAGGCTTTGCGTTGACCATGCAGGGTTGTTTGTCATCATAAACACACCATAAGGCGCGGCGTATTCAATTGATTCATCGTTGTCCGGGCTTTTTCGTATCGGTGGCGCGATAGGAATATTCAACACGCCACTTGCACTCGAATCAACGTCTGCTGTAACTATGTGCAACTCATTGTTAAATGATATATAGTCGCCAGCCGCAAAATACGTTGACTGACTGGCCGTCGCACCATCGGCCAAAAGTGTCGAACCTGTTTGGCCCGCACCCTGTACCTTTGGCGTTTGTGGCGGGATCGCCGTTCCGTATCTTACGGCACCATAATCCGAGATTCTCATCCTATGAGTTTGGCCGTCAAGCTTGGAAATAAACGCCTGCAGCTCGGATCGCTGTGCGCCAGTCAGGTTGGAAAACGTCATTGTCGTCTTCCAATATGACCCCTTACGCGATACGGTTTGGATCGCACCAGATAGTGGCGACTGGAACGTCTTAGTATTCGTCACTAACTCAAATGTCTGCCGAGTCGGTGTAATGTCCGGGAAGTTATACGTCGCCATTATACTAACCTTTGTCTACGCAGCAGGTCTTGAACTTGCTTGACTGTCTGCTGTGATGTGATCTCCATTGCCGCTACGATCTTCTGATCGACCTCTGGGCCTGAACCACTAGCGTCGATGTTATTGACGATAGTAACGCCGCCCATGTTTTGGTTCTTAGTGTGATCGATTACTGTTTCATTGGGGTGAAGGATAGCCGGGAATCCACCCTTGCCGTCAAGCCCGCCAGAACGCGGTCCAGCGCCTGTGAAGCCGCCACCCTCGAACGATTGAGCTTTGATCTGGGCAACCTGTGCCATACCGTTAGCGACCGCTAGGGCGGCGAATACAGGGCCGAGAGGCATACCGTAAGACGCCAATGCCTTCGTAGCTGCCGTGTGTGTGTTCATAATCGCCTGGGCGATCTGTACAGCTTTCTGCAAGGCAAACGCTTTCTTGTTGTATCTTGAAATACCAGATAGCTGACTATCAAGCTCACCCAGTACAAAGGTCGTCTTATCGCGCTCGGTCTTCTTCTCGAACTCGGCTCTCTGCCTTGACCCTTCGATCTGGGCTCTTTCCAAATCAGAGACATCGCCCTCTTTCATCCTAGCGTTAATGATCGCTTCAGCAGTCTCGTTGGCGATAGCTTTTCGGATCTCAGCATAGGATCTTGATAGCTGAATACCAGCCTCTTCTGCCTCTTTTAGTGCATCAAGCTTCTGCTGCTCTCGTGATCGGATTTGGTCGATCTCTGACATGGTATCGAATTCAACTTTTTGGGCGGCAGAGCGAATCTTTTCTTGCTCTTTTGCTTGACGGTCAATCTCAGCCAAAATGCCAGACTGCACTTCAGACAAGGCATCTGCGTAGCGTTGCTCCTCTTTAATGCGAGCATCAACAGATTTTTGCTGTAGCGCCGCTAGGTCGGCAAAATACTTCTCATTGAGACGACGCTGTAGATCCAGGGTCTCTTCTACGCTCAGCTCAGTGTTTTGAGTAAGCTGATCAAAGTTCTTGCGATAGTCCTCGTTGAGCTTCTCGAGGTCGGTCATAAGGCTTCTGCGCAAAGACTCAATATCGCTAGTCACCTTCTCAAAGCCGGGATCAATTTCTGTATTGTTGAATTCTTCTATGGCAGCGGGAAGGCCTTTGCCGATGACCTCTCTCAGGAACTCGGCTTGGTCTTCGGCGGATTTCATCTCATGCATTGAAGAGACAACAGAGTGCGCAAAATTAACAAATGCCTCATTTCCAGCTTTGGTTCCAGATGCCATCTCGAGCAACTGGTCCTGAACCATTGCAAACCCTTCGCCGCCGCCAAGCTGCGCTAGTTGAAGAGCAGACGCTAAATCTTTTGCTTCGTCAACTGTTAGGCCAAATTCATTCTTTAGAGATTTTACTGCTGCTTCTCGCCTAGCCACCGCAGTTTGATCAGATCCCGCCGCATCTAAATCCTGAATACCTTTTTTAAGGCGATTTACGCTAGACCCAAACGCCTCATTCGCAAGCAAAGTAGCGTTCATAGCCTGCAAGTAATTCTTCTGCAAAGTAATCTTGGCTAGATCTTCAGATGATTTGGCTAAGTCAATAAAGTCTTGAGTTAGGGATCGGGTACCAGTAGCCACCTCCAAATTAATGGTATTGGCAAGGTCGCCCATTACCTTCTCTAGTTCACTAGCAACCTTCTTGGTCTTCTCGGACTCTGTAAAGAACACCGACATTGCGGCGGCAATAGCAATAACGGCACCAGCCATGGCTCCGCTCGGCCCCAATACAGAAGCAATCTGCGAGCCCTGCTGACCAAAGACCAGCATTGCATCGGTGCCCATCTGCATCTGAACTGCAATATCCTGGAACTGGTGGCCAAGCTGACCCGCCATGCCTCGAAGCTGTCGAGATCTACGCTGTCCGTCGGTTAAGGCTTGGTTGTTGCGATGCTGAGCCGCAGTCGCCATATCGGTTGCGTGAGCGGCGTTCATCTCAGCCATTTGCTTCTGGCGCAACTCGTTGGCTGAGTTTTGCAGGGTTTTTATGCGCCGAATCTCAGACAAGCTCGCACCATCAAGCGCCGCCTTGGCGCGCTGCATGGCGTCCTTGCCCTTCTTAAGCTCAATGTTTTGCAGGCGAAGAGAGTTGATTAAACGATCAGTGGAGCCGCTAGCGCCTTTGGTCTTCTTGGCAATCTTATCAAGAGATGCGCTAGCGTTGTCTTTTACCGCGAAGTCTAGAAGGACTACGCCGCCTGTATTTGCCATCGTTTTTCTGCCTCTCAGCCTTGATGTTTAAGTACGTAAACCAATGGTTATACTCATCGGCTGTCATTTCCAGAACTGTCGAAAGAGGCTGACCAAGGTGCTCCGCAAGATGATACATGTAGTATAACTCGGTCGGCTCTCCTTGATCATTAGTTAGTTTTTTTCGCGATCCTCTTCAGTCTCGCCACTAACCTGCAACACGAAGTTTGCCAATTTCGCAACAATGTCTGGGTCAACACTGCGACGAAGCTTAACCTTGTCGCCAATATCAAACACCGCATTGCCTTCAGCATCTGTTAGGCCAAAGATGACGGCGTACACCATGTAGTCTGCGGTATCGCCATCAGCTCGAGCCAACCACTTAGATCGGTCTTCCAGGGTGAGGTTTTTGCTATAAAGCTCAACACCCCACTCTGAAACCTCAATCTTACGGACGGCCTTTGAGCTAAAATGCTCTACCGCCTTATCGATTAATGACATATTACGCTACCGTAGATTCCGTCAATGCGCCGTTGCCGGTTGCTGAGAACGAAGCCTCAACCAGGCCATCAAACGAAGCGCTCTGGCTTACTGAGCTAATGATCGCAGTGCCGCTCCAATAAACCGCACCAGAAGTGTCTTCTGAGTACAGGTTTAAGGTAACCTCAGTGCCCACATCAAGCGCCAACTGACCGTTGGTGTCGGTGTCGTCCCAGTATGCATTGAATGACGCAGTCCAAGACTTTTGGGTCGCCTTGTTGCTCATCCATGCGTCGCCCATGACAGTGTCATTAACCACTTCGCTGGTCTGCTCTACTGACCAGTCGCGGATTTCAGCAACGGCATTTGCGCCGATTTTTACCGCTCCGTCTTTACCTACTCGTGTTGCCATCTCTCATCTCCTAAGAGTTAATTGAACCTTCTGTTGAGTGGTATTTTACCTCAACCGTTAAAATTCCGATACCCACCGGCTGATCGCCATCGCCAGAAAACTGCGAGTTGAATGCGGTAACCTTGGTGTCCTTGGCCAAACCGCTGCGATCAACGTCGGTATAAAGCGCATCTTCGATCTGTGCGCATATCGTATCAAGGGTGGTGTCATAGTTAGCCACCGCACTGACATAGACCTCTATTGTCAGCGTTAATATTCTTTCCTGCGTTCTCGGCAGGCCCATGGTCAGATAGGCTGTGTTTTCACTATCTGCGTACACAGTAATGCCGGGCAGGCTAGCGCTCGATATCGGGTAGAGACGGGAGGCAAACACGTTGCTACCAGTCAATGAAAGCCCGGTAATCGCGGTCACTACGTCGTTTCTGATTGACGTCCTAATGTGAGCCATTACTGCCTCTCGAGCATAATATCGGTAAACCCAGTTCCGTCGCCCATGATAACCCGAACGATGTAAGTTACTGAATTTATTACCATTTGGTCGCCTTCCTGAGCGCTTGAGACGTCAGCGGTGCGACACAAAACATGCGGCTGCGTTAACGCGACAGGAATGTTCCCGCCAGCGTCAACCGCCTCGTAGGCATTGTCAAATATGCCAACGATTGACACTTGAGTACCGCCAACCGGCGTATAGAGCACCGTGTCGCCAAAATCGGCGAGCATGATCTCCCTATCGTCAGCGGTCTCGACTGCCATTACTCTTCTTCAGCCTCTACGGCCTCTTCAACCTTCTTAACCTTAGCTCGGCGCTTTGGTTTAGTCTCTACGTTGAGACCTATAGAGCGGTCTTCAAGCTTGCTCTCATCGTGCGGAACAACCCGGCCAATGCCCATCAGGTTTTCTGCTAATTCTTTGTCAAGCTCCACTACATCGCCCACTTTGTGGGTAGAGCCCTTGATCACACATGATCGAATTACTTCGTATTTCATATTCTGTCTCCGTGGAGAAAACCTCCCCCGGAGGGGAGGTCATATCGTTTAGCTGCCGCCGTCGTTGCCTAAGCAGAAGCTTACAGCGTGACGTACTGCCACATCGACCGTCTGGAATGCTACCAGGCGTACAGTGCCGGTAGTTGACAGGCTATATGGATCTACAGTTAAGTCAACGCCAGACCACATGCCGATCAGCAAGTCGTTAAAGTTGCCGAAGTAGGCATCGCCAGAGGCACACTGGTTAGATACAACAGTGTTGTAGCCGTTAGCGCGACCGTCAGGGCCAATAACGAACTGAGCAGTGTTAGACGCTTTCTCAACAGTCTTCAACGCGCCGTACATTGCCGCAGGCATAATGTAAGCCAAGTTACCAAGAAGAGCATTGTCTTCTGCAACTTTGGTTTCCATATCAACAACCTGAGCAAAGGTTGGGATCAAGTCAGGCGCAGTACCGAAGTCTACGGTGTTGATGCCTGAAGTGTTCTTGATACCAGTGGGCTGGCCAGAAGAACCAGAGCCTGACAGAGCCGCCAAGTCAATGGCAAGAGCCAAAGCCATAGCAAGGTCGTCGCGAACAAGGTTTTCCACACTTAAGCTAGACTGCTGTCGTAGCTGGCGCGTGATGTCCGTGTAAGCCGCAAGCTGGCGGGGAACCATAGATACGGTGCCGAAAGTAGGTTCTGACTCAGTAGCCGCACCGCCTTCAGTATCGATCCAGGCCGCAGTAGAAGCAGTCGCCTTGCGTGGGATCTTCACGTCACCAGACAAGCCGGTCAACATGCGAGCACCAGCAGCCATGACAGAAGAGCTGTTTCGCAACACGTCAATGAACTCACCCTGACGGAAGTCATCTGAGAACAGTGCAGAGTCGTCGCCTGAGTTCAGGTCACGTTTGCCAAGCACTTCGAATGGAACCATGATACCTTGGGGATCACGGCCATACTTCTGAGCAGCGGCACGAGATACTTCAAACTCAAACGCAGCGGCTTCTTGAGCGCGACGGTCGGTTGGGTTAGCCAAAGCATTAACTACTTTGAACAGTGAGAAACGCTTCTGCTCTTTCTCAGTCAGACCAACTTTCTGGTCTTCCAAAGCGCGAGTAGAGCCGATGACATCTAACAGTTCACCACGGAACTCTTCGATGCTACGACCTTCTGCAATCGCTTTCTGAGCAAGGTCAGAGCGGCTGTGTTTTGCGCCTAGCTCAACAATTTGAGCGGCGTTACGTTGTGCGGCTTTCTTGGCTTCTGCCTCAACCGCTGCAATATCGACTTCAGACATAATAGTCTCCTCATTTTGAAAGTCGGTTCTAATTACAGGTTCGGGGGATGCTTGCTTGGCGGGCTCACCTTCAACTTCCAGGTCGGCAGATCGCCCAAGACCTACTGAGGTGTCAGCAGGAATTGATACCAAACTTGCCTCCATTGGCTTCCAAGACTTAGCCACATAAGTGTCCTTGTCTTTTCTCTCCAACTTGTTAATCGAGTAGCCCACACTAATATTAGTACGGATTCCGTCGATCACGTCGTCAAAAGCCTCTTTAGCCAGCGCACCCTTCCCAAAGCGCACCGTCGCCCGGAGTCGCCGGGCCGAGCTATCGAGTTCGACACTTTTTACCACGCCTACGACTTTAGTCGGGTCATGGTCGAGCAAAAGGGGAGCCCTGCCTGAGTTCAGGAATGACAGGTCAATCGCCTCCTCGCTATGCTCTAATACTTCTTTACCAAAAGAACGCATAACCGGCTCTTCCGAGCTTACTGCGATCTTGGCTTCGCGTGCTTCTTCATCAATCGGCGAAGAGTCAATAACCATCGCACGGTGTTCAAGTTCCACCGATGCTAGGCGGTCGCCTTCGGTCGCCTCTTCAGGAGCATTTACAGGCTCCTCTATGGCCTCTTCGCGAACTTCTACTTCATCTTCCATAGTATTTTCCTCAAGCTCGTCATAAGCTCTTTCATCCATACTCTCAATTCTATCACGAATTTTCTTGCTCCACGAGAAACCTGCGTCGCCGCCCCAAAGTAACCACGCAATCTTTCCTGCGCTGGGGTATCCCTCCTCGCCTTGATTAAAGCCTTCAGCCTCTTTATCAACTTCGTGACGAGAAAAGAATGAATACATACGCTTGACAGTATCAATAGATAGCTCACGCCCGTTAACAATGTCACGAGCACGAGCAACGCCCACAGCAGTACCGCCTCGACCGTACTCTTCACGGAGGGCCAATCCACGCTTGGCGGCAGAAACCATCCCGCGTGTTGGCTTAGTATCAATGTCTTCACCTTTATACTTCGCCATCATCCATTCCTTCTGGCGGCACCGGACTCATATTGGCCGCATAGGGCTCTAACGCATAAGACACGCCGAACTGCTCCATCAACGCCTTATCGCGCACAATCTGAGCCAAAAGCTCCTCGGTGTCTTTGCCATAGTTCGCCGCCACGTCCTGTAGGGACAAGATTCCAGCCTTCATGCCTTCAATCGCGGCTCTCATTTCCTTGGCTGGGTCAACCCACTGCCAAGCTCGGCCACGGAAGGTCGCGGCATCTGCAAACTTGCCGTATGTCGATAGAGGAAAGCTCACCGAGCCCATCTCCATGGCAGACTCAAGCCAAGACTCAAACACAGGTCGCATAAAGTGCTCGATAAAGAACTCTTGCAAGTTTTGGTAGCGATCCCGATCCTCTAGCGCACCTTGGCGGATGCTTGAATAGCTAGTGGCTTCTAAATCGTTTGCAAGCGATGTGTACGACACGCCGAGACCCGAGGCAATACCCTTAAGCACCGACTTGTGAAAGTCGTCAAACTCGCCAGACGGGAAGGTCGGGTCGAAGCTAGAAAACGTAACATTATCAGGAAGTTGGTGGAAGGTTCCTGGTTCGGCGATTATCTGTGGAACATTATCCTCGTATTCATCCGCCGGGAACGCATCACCCGTGTTAGATGAGAAGAATCCCATCTTGCTTGCCGATACTCGAGCATTAATGACAGCCGCTTCGCGGAATCCGTTAAGGTGCTTGAGCGCAGGAATCGCCGCCGCTGTCCAAGGCTCGCCACGAGTTTGCCCTGCTCGATTAGGCATGTAAATATGCATAACGCGGTCAGCAGGCACTCGCACATGCTTACTCTTGGTTGAAAGGCTGGCGTAATCGTAATCGCCAGGGTGGTAAGTCAGAAGGTGGTACGCAACAGGGCGCTTAAACTTGTCAAGCTCCACCCCCATACGAATATCGTTGCCATTAGGGTGGGTTTCGTTCTTTTGCTCATCTACCATGTCTGGCTCGATGATCTCAAGCGCAAACGAATCTCTAAATGACGCACTTCGGTGCTTGATAATAAAGACCTCGCCATCGCGCGCCAAGCCCTCAATCACCATCTTCTGCAAATCGACCAAGCTCATGCGCCCATCGACCGTACAGCGCCCCATTCGGCTCCATGCAGAGAATGCGTTCTCAACCGCTTGGTTGCCATCCATGTCAAGCACGCCGTTCGGAGATAAGGCCTTGACCTGCAAGGTAAAACCTTTTTTGCCGACGACGTTGTCTTTCACCAGCTCCAAATACTTCTTGACGTACTCGTTATTACGCGCAAGCTCGCGAGAGCGGTTCCGTATGCGTCGAATGACTGGGTAAAGCTCAGAATCGGCACTTCGGTTAGAGTCAAAAAGGTCGGATAGCAGTCTGGATGTGCTTGCAGCCGCATAGTCCCGCTTTTTGAGTCGCTTCGGCTCCTCTTTGGGCTTCAGGAAGTCAAACAATGCCATTTAGAACCTCACCTGAACTGTAGAGCCATTTCGTTTGCCTTTTTTCGCTAACTCATTGTTTCTTAAGCGAGAAACTTCTTTTTTGTAGTAGTCTCGGGCCTGTAAAAGCTCAGAAAATGATAATTTGGTTAGTGACCGACCAGCAATTGTGTACTCGGCCACATCAGAGTCGGCCTTCCCGGCCAACAGTGTCTCAATCTTAGCAACCATAATCTCCGCGTGATTGCGAGGATCAGCTTGGTTGCTGTCCATGTCGGGAATGGCTTCAAAATCACCAGTATCCACAACAATGCGGTTGCCAGAGCTGGTCTGCGTAATCTCAAGCTGCCAGTGATACAAGCCCGGCAAGAATGACTCGCTGGTGGCTGAGCTAACCGTAAACAGGTAATAATCGTCAGTAGAGCTACCTGACTGAGGTAACTTAATCTCGGTCGAGCCGCCACCAGTAATACGCGCAACGTATTCCGCCGTATAGCCTGACGAAGTCGGGTAGTCGTCAGCAATATCCGAGCGCTTCCACTGAATATAGTCGCCAACTACAATTTCTACTGGTTCGCCTTCAGGCGCATTAGCCGCATCGAATAAATTAGCCATCCATCACCGCCATGAGTTGACGAAATTCTTACCTGTTGATGGAACAAATGACCGCTTCCTCTTGTTTTCCTTCGGTTTTTCCTCGGGAATAGGGGTTTTACCAGCGGTGATTGTCATTTTATCCACCAAAGTATTGACATTGATGCCCAGTATAACATAACAGGCATATGCGTACACCATGCAATCTAGTGGCTCATTTCGCTTGTAGATTTTCTGGAATATACGCCGTTTGAAGCCCTTTTCATACTTTGTCACGATCTTTTCTGCCGTTAGACCACGAAAATACTCGTCATCGAGGTAGTCTGAGAACCGAACATGCCCTGCGCCCTGCTCCTGAATGCGTAACCTACTGAAAATTAAGTCTTTTGCGGTGTCAACCCCAATCGAAAATAGCGGGCATTTGGCAATATTGTTCTTGCTCGGACGCCCAGATATCGGCTTTCCTTCGCCGCCGACCCCTTTTATGGCAAAAACCCGCCTTCCCGCATGCTTTTTGCAGTACTGGTAGACCGAGTTGGTAAAGTGACCGCCAGAATCCACGCAAGCGCCGCGAATATTCATATACTGGCCGTCTTCGCGTTCATATGAGGCAAAAAGTATGCTATCTAGCGAATTCCAGAGCTGTGGCGTGCTAGGATCGCCATATAGCGATAAGTGCTTGAAAACAAAGAGTTCTTCGTCTTTACCGATGCCGATAATAGTCGCTTCAAGGCGGTTATCCTGGCAATCGACCCCCGCCACCAATATGCCGACCTCATCTGGTATCTTTTCCATCGGCTCACGCCGATCAGACAGCCCTATGGGGTCAATAGAGTCGCCACCCGACTCATCCCACGTCTCAGCCAAAGAGACGTTGATAAAGCTTTGTAGGTCGTTTGTCGCCTTCTTCTCCATAAACGAGCGCACAATGTCTCGCCATCGTCTAAACGAAGAGTAAAGCTCACTGAGATGGTAGCTCACATGCCCAAGCGTTGGTTTTTCGGCCCGCCACTCGCCAGAACGAAGCGCCACCCGTTTCTCGCCATCTGAAATAAGCGACCCGCACTCACAGCAAACGTATCGAGCCGTCTCTGGATCGCCGTCATCCCACTGCACATACTTCCACTCAAGCGTAATAAACTGATTGCAATGCGGGCACGGTATCCAGAAGTGCCGCTGATCGCCGTCAATGAATGACGATTCCACGAACGACGAGTCCTTGATGGTTGGCGTCGAAGTCACCAGCAGCTTGCGCTGATCACCAAAAGTGGCCGCACGCTGCCAAAGCAAAGACACCGGGTGGCCTTCTGCCGTGTACTCGTAGCCGTCCACCTCGTCGCAGAAGATCTTAGGGGCAGAACGACCGCGCATTGTCCGAGGACTGCCCGACCACGCAAACATTAAGAACCCGCCAGGGTAGGACTTCATCGTTTGGTTGTTGACGCCCTCGCGAGATCGAGGCTTAGCGATCCTGTCGCTCAGGACGTCGTTCGACTCCACCATGGGGTTGAACTTGGTCTCCAGCCACGTATGCAAATCGCCTTGGCTTGGCTGCATCATTATCTGGCTAGACGGGTCGTGCGCCACAAAGTAACCCATCGCACAGTTAAGAATTTGCGTCTTACCTGTCTGGGCACCCCACATCAATGTAATCCGCTGTACCTCGGGATTGGCGAACATGTCAAGTGGCTCAATCTGATACGGCGCGTTATCAAACCGTATCGGTCCGGGAATAGCGTTACCCATGGGTATGCGGATATTCGCCTCAGCCCATTCGGACGGCGTATAGTTTGGGGGTGGGCGCAAGAACACGCGCGCTCGATCTATCGACCTGCGTATTCCCTCCGGATTGCTGTATTGATTGACCTCAGTCTTCTTCTTCGAGCGTTTCGCCATTCGCAAGCGTCTCTAGTACCGAATCGACTTCAGACAAGATGATTTGCTTGATCCTAAATTCATCCATCTCCCCTACCAAACGCAGATAACATCGCTCGGGTATTTTTCTTAGATTGGAACGAAGCTCGGCGTATTGGTTCTTAAGCGCCTGCTCCACTTCGGCAAGTTCTGCAACTTCGCCTTTCTTCTTCGCCAAGTCGAGTTCAGCCAGCGCTGCCTCCGCAGAGATCTTCCTGCGCTGAGCTTCCTCCTTGGAAAGGCGGTCAGAATCGCCAGTAGCCTTATTGACAGCCCGCTTTTCGCGCCACTCGATGACTTCTCGGGTGTCAAACTTGTGCTGCTGCTTACCCTGGACTCCGCGCTCATAGATTGGCATACCCTCGCGTATCCACGCGTGGAGAGTTGGGCGCTGAATCCCGTACATTAACATTAGATCATTGGTTTCTACTATCATTTTCACAGTATAGCTTACTTATTTGTGTTAATCACTAGTGATGAAATTTGTAATTAAATCAATAGGTTACGCAGAGTCTAAAGAGCGCGCTCGCGCAGCACCCGCGGCCCACCACCCCAGGAGGACCCACTTTTTCCTTGCAAATCAAGCATTTAGGTCGATTTGCTTAAGTTTTGGCTTAGGTTTGGTTTTATGGTGCGCGCGCTATTGTCGATTGATCTAATAATTTTCGCGTGCGTGCGATGGCATGCCCTAGGACGTATTGTGTGCGTCGCTGCAGGCTTTTAATTTGCTTTTACTGCTAGGGTACTGATAGAAATAAAAGCGCTCAGGCGCGCATTGCGGGCTTTGTGCGGGCATAAAAAAACCGCCGTAATGGCGGTTTATGTTTTCTCTGGTTTAGTCTATCGCCGTAGCAATTCAAGCGTGACAATTAGCGCGACAACCAGACACAAAGTAATTGCGTCGTGTTTTTTTTGTTGTCGCTCTTGATACGCGCGCACGCGGTTTTTTTCGTCTAGTAGCATTGTTCGGCACCTTGTATATGATCCGCGACAATCAATGCTAAGCAGTGTGCCGCCATCGTTTCTACTACTGTGTCAAATTCAGAAAACATGCGCTCTGCCATACATTCTAAAATTTCCCGCGCCTCCTCATATACAAAGCGATCATTTGTTAGAACGTATTGTATAAATTCCAGCTGATGCAGTGTGCTTAAGCAGTGTATTTCATCGTATGCGCAATCTAGTGCACCCCAATGTATTGGCTCATCATTGGGCATTCCAACCATGCGCGCGGTAGTTTCTACCAATTTTAAAACCTGTCTTGAATTCATTGTTAGCCTCTCACTATTAAGTTTGCATTTTGGTACTTGCTCTCATACCGATTAGAGCGCGACCCATGAACGGTTATTGCAATGTTCACCTTGTCGCTTGCGCCATCGCATAGGCCACAATCGATACACTGAATGCCTTTGCTATCGCTTAAGCATTCAATCTCGTTAGGCAAAAAATCCGCCTCTTTGGTCTTTACTCTAAAAGTCCGCGCGCCTAAGGCGTGCAGTTTTTGCGCTTGTTTAATTGTGTCCGCGCTTGCCATGCAATAGCGCAAAATGCGTGAATCAAAGTTTTTGTGCGCTACTTGATGAGTGTATCCCGTTTGGGTGGATGGTTTAACCGCTCTTACAAATCCATGCCAAACCAAAAAAGGCACAGCCGCGGGGTCACCATATGCGCCCAAGCGTAGCGCGCGGCCTTGCATGCGCTCTAGATCCGCCATTGTTGCCTTTGGGTACGTTCCGCGCTTGTATGCGCGCCATACTGACAATGGGGCTTGCCCCAAGTTCACATAGCACGCGCCACCCAAATGGTGGCGGTGAACGCACGATCCGCACACTGAAACATCGTTACCCGATTGACTTGCGTCGATGGGTGACTGATCCGCGCGCAAAATCCAAGTTTGCACCATGTTCCCTGTTTTAACGTTACTTGTCTCAAGTGTCGCAATCACAACGATAGGCGCGCCATCCAATACGCTTGCGCCCTCATATAAAATAAATCCCTTTGCTTTCATGTTTTACGCTCCGTATGTCTTTTTAAGTGTTTTTGCAATCGTTAACGCCTCATCCAAATTGTCGCAATAAAAATAGGCAACCGTTTGGCAATCGTTATCGTCCAAACCGACATATACTTGCGCTTGCGGATCAAAAACATAACCACAATCGCCATCGGTCATCAAGATACGCATTCCGTCGTTCAGATCTATACAATGACCCACACATCCACCACCAGTGCTTATATCTGTAAATCCTAGTTCCGCGATTTTTCGATTAGACTCTCTTAATAGTAATTCCACTTGATCGCCTATCATCAGATAAAGGACATAGTGCGCCATCATTGCACAGATGTCTTCGAAGCTTTCTTCGCCACTCTTACAATCAATGACCATTTCGTTTGCGCTTTCGTAAACTTCCTGAAAGTGATCACGCGCAACACTAATAGCAGACATGCAAAAACTTGCGCTTTCCGTCCACTTCTTTTCACTGATCACATCAATGATCAGATCAGTTTTAAAATCGCTTTTATCGCTCAATTGTTCGATCAGATCGCTTGATGCAATGTTTACTAGGTTTTCAAGTTCAAATTTGTTCATATTTGACCCCTTAAGATTGTTTCCATGTTTTCGCCCACCACAAAGTAAAGCGCATGATCGGCTATATCATCCGCGCTTGTGTCGCCGTATTGATTCGCGATATCTAATGCCTCGGCATACGCGCGTGGGTACTCAATTTCGCACCATTCCAAAAAATCCGCGCTTTTGAGCTCAATAAAATCAAATTTTGAAATTGCATAATTAATCGACTCTTCTATGTCATCGATTAACAAAAATTGATCCGCGGCTAATTCCGACGCGCATTGTATTGATTCCAGTAAAATCATTTTCTAAACCCCCCTTTTAACGATTGACGATATAAGCAAAAAAACAAATCCCACAACAAAGAACAACAAAGCAAAGCCAATCGCGCCCGCATTTGGTGTAAATGTCGCGACATATAGACCGCTAATCATAAACAGCGCGCTAAATAATAAGTTTAAGTAAAAGCTCATTTTCTACCCTTCCCTTAGTGAATGCCCGCAATGGGGCGACAGGTGCAAGTATACGAATAATGAACAAAAGTGATAATAACAATATCGAATAAAAGCGCGCTTTTTTATAACACGCCTTTTTTTCGTAGGTATATAAAGAAGGGAGAGCGCGACCATAGGCAACCCAAAAAACACCCATAGGCCACCAAAAAACACGCATAGGCCTGAAAGCCGCGTATTTGCTGGGCTGTGGGCAATCGACCCAATTTAAGGTTAGTGAACACTATCAGTTTAGGCCGCGTCAGGCCTGATCAGACGCCTACCCCCCCCTAAAAACGCCCTACCCCCCCCACCGTGGGATAGTAAAAGGGGGTACCGTGGGATAGTAAATAAAAAACGCCTACCCCCACCGTGGGATAGTAAATAGCCAGACCCACCGTGGGATAGTAAATAAATTTTTTATCGACCGGCGATGCGATGAAATTCTTTTTGGACGATGTCCTGGAAGTTCGGCCCGAAATTTCTGTCAAAAGATTGCATGAAATTTTCCTGGGCGACATCTGGCGCTTGCGGGAAGGTGGCTCTCTGGCGACGGCTTTTTCGGCTTAGGTACACAAGCAGCTTTGGCTTTCGGTTCTTACCTTTGCCCACGAACTTAAATAGACCGAACTTGCCGCGCTTAGTCCGCCCCAGTCCAAAGTCGCTCCCCTTCATCCCCTTGCGCAAGCTTGGAGCCGGGAAGTTCGTATCGGCCTTAGCAGCGGCAATCATCATCCGCTGCTGTAGCCAGTTGCGCGGATAGTTCCCGCGTTTATTGACCGTCTTTACTTTAGACTTTTTGTTCGGCTCTGGTATCCGGGAATTTCCGCGCCCCTTCCTGGTGCCGCCAAAAATAACCTCCCGCATGTATTCCCGGTCACCTTTAAAGTAAATCGCCCCCCGGAGGTTACGCTTACTGCTCGCAATGTACGACATGCCCTGCTTGGTAAACCGCACCGGGCCGCCCTCGATGCCGCCCTGGTCCATCGCGGTCTTTACACCATTGATGCCATGCTGAAACGCCCGGTTCATCGTCAGAGAGGTCGCAAACGGAATCTGGCTTTCCGCCAGGTTGCGGATGGCCTCGGGCAGCTTATCGAGCTGAATCTGAACCGGCATAGGGGCCTCCGTGGGATAGTAAAGGTTTCACCACCCCCACCATGGGATAGTAAATATCAATGGATCTTAGTCATACCATCCATCGGGTAATACTGTCGCATTGTACCACGGCGCTCTTGCTTTCTTAAATGCGCGCAACACGTTCGGCACCAAACGTAAATCATCATCACAAAGTACGTTGCCACCTCATCAAACGGCTCCTCCGCCATGCCGGTAATCTCACGCAGATCTAGCGTTCCAATATCCTTGACGATTGCCACTGGGATAAGATCCGTTTTTGCCACCGCGTACACGTCGCGCAGGCAGACATCGCCAAGAAAATAGTCTGGCACGTTACCGACGAGGTTTTCTATTGGTGTTCCCACATTGCTGAAGTCGATCATCTTTCTTCTCTCCCTTATCCTTAAATATCCTATCAAAATTATCGTCAAACTTGCTTTTATCGGTTGGTCGTTGCTTGCTTCCTTTGCCCATATTTTCCCTCACATTTAGAGCAGTAGTGCTCTACGTCTTTGTGCTTAAACCCGTAGTCAATAATAACTCTGCACCCGTTACAGAGTAATGCGCCAGCACCGCCGTTAAACTTCACGATTGCGTTCTTGTACTCTTTCATAACTATTCCTTCACAAAAACACCGCCCTCAATCATTCTGCCTTTGCGGTCTTTAATCTCATTCCATGCGCCATCGCAACACTGGGT